ACCGGAGTTCCGGCACTATCATAGATTTCAATTCCTGTGATAGTTGTTGCGGGCATACCAGTAAATACAACATCAGCAGTTGTTGCAACTGCACCAGCCGATGCGGCACCAAACACTACAGTCTGTCTTGCGTATGATCCACCAGTTACCTCAGTGCCAGCAGTAGTGTCCGATCCAGCAGAAGTGCTGAGCGCTAGCTTAAGAGGCAGGGTAGGGCGAGTCGCAGTTTGTGCATTAAACAAAAAGTTCAATGCTAGCAATTCTGCGGCATCGGTTAGGTTATCAGCCATTTATTCAACCCTCCGCACTCTAATAGTCAATTCTTTCATTTCTTGTTGCAAGTCTCTAAGTTCTTCTCGCATTGTCGCTAGTTGACACTTAAGATCTGCATTTTCTTCTTCAAGCTCTGCGATTCTTTTTTCACATTCGTCATTGGCAGTTTTCAATGTTCTCTCCATCAATAGTAGGGCTCCTTCGGAGTTTCGCACTACGATGGAATCTCTTTCAACGTCTACATTGGCCTGCTTCTTTGCATTCTCAAAGTTTTCTTTTTTATGATTCCGGTACCTATCGACGTATTTAATGGCGGCACCGAAGAGAGTAATTAGCATAGCTCCCAAGGCGATAAGAGTGCCAGCGTCCATTATCACTCCTCTCGCGATTTGTCAGGAAGTGCGTCACGTACTCGCTTCGTTAGCCTCCCCGTTAATTTGATCAGTCTACCTAGTACCCAATATCTAGCGATCATTGCTAATGCAAACAATGCATACGTAACAAAAGCCGCCCATGATCCGGGTAAGATACTAAGGAGAGCTAGCATATAAACAAATGCGCCTGTTGCTAAAAACATGACTCCAATTTGTTCAATTCTAAAATCGCCCTTAATAATTCCACCCATTGTTAACCCACCACCTACAGTCATCTGGAAGCCCCACAAATCAACCATCCACAATGGAAGGAGTTGTGCAATACTGCCAGGGACTAAAGTAAGATGGAACGGATCAATTAGAACCGGAAGACCAACTAACACTGCGACAACGGCAAGAAAGAACTCGACCGAGGTCAATACTACTGAATAAAAGATGCGCCGCCATGCTCTTTTATTGTTGCCTTCATCGCCATTAAGCTCAGGCATAAGAATGTATCTATACACGTTCCTTGGTCTCCAATCCTAAATGGACAGGTGCCCGGTCGTGAGATTCCGGGCACCTGTCTCATAAAAATATTACGCTACAGAGTTTAGACCAGCAAAAGCGTCATCATCAATAGCGTCACCATCGGCACGCATTACCGCCTTGACAGAAAGCAAATCGTTAACCCATGCGAATTCCATCGACCATTCAATGCGAACATCCTTTACAAGACGCACATAGTAAGCCGAGAAATCACCGAATAGAGCAGTCACACCAGCAGCCGTACCCGGAACAGGAATGTTCGGGTCAGTCAATAGCGGGTAACCAAGGAATGTGTCAGGAGCACCAGCAGTTTGCAGGTTAGGCTCCCATGCGTAAACAGAACCCATCTTTAGCTTGCGCAATGCAAATGAAGACGAATCGTTTACAAGCCACTTACCATTACGACGGTAACCAGCCTTTAGCTTACCAATAACATCGAAGAACTTATCGAAGTCAGTAGTGTCCCATAGTCCACCAGCAGCAGTCGCAACCTTGTTTCCGGAAGGAACCAAAGTACGAACACCACGAGGCTCACCCGAACCAGTTCCAAGGGTTAGGTCATAACCAATGAAGTTAGCAATGTTGCGACCCAATACCGCACCCAATAGGGCTTCAATATCAAGCACACCATCTTCTACCAATTCGCGAGAAACCTGAGTGTACTGTGCATACTTGTAAGCGTCCAACTGAACCTGATCGAAACGAGGCTCACCCTCAATGATCGGACCAGCTTCAGCAACCTTGCTCATTGCCTGAGTATAGGTAGCATTCGCAGGAGTAACAACCAAAGAAGTTAGACGAGGAAGCTTAAGGGTTTCACCTGACTGTGTACGTAGGACAGTCGGGCCAGCCTGCAATACAGCAGAATCATCGAATAGCTTCTGGTAAAGAGTTTCTACCAAAGTAACCGGAACGGTGTTTCCACCAGCATTTGCAGTACCGACAACCAAGTCACGAGATTCGCGCTCCGGGAGTGACTGATAGGCACCACCATTACGAGTCTCACCACGACGAGAAGCTGCAAGATCGTCACGCATCTGCTGCGCAAGTCCGCCACGCTTTTCATCACGTCCACCATTCTTACGAGCAGCGTCAATGTTACGTACGCCAACTTCATAAGCTGATGCCAAATCCTTATCCTCATTGATACGCGCAATTTCGTCCTTGATCAAGGCACCATAGCGATCAATGTCACGAGACGCCTTTTCAAATGCTTCGTTATCAGCACCCGATAGGTCATCACCGTTTGCGGCACGCTCAAGGTATTCCTTGCGTGCGTGAGCCGCAGCGATTCTCTGCTCATTCAGCCGCTTTAGCAACGGAGTCTCAGCAGGAAGGTTTTCGTTAGCCATAGCTACGAATCCCCTTTCTATTTAGAGTTAATTAAAAAATAGATGTGGAGTCCCCGGCATCTTAGAAAGTAAAGTTCTCGAAGTCATCCAATTCAGCTTGCGCCAAAAGTTTACGGGCTTCATCTCTACTTAGGACATTGCTATTCCGCTGAGTGGTAGTGGCATCCTCAGAATCAACGTGAGTGTTTTTACGCGGCTCACCATCGTTAGATCCGTCCGGCTCAATGAGTCTCTGAATAGCTCTCTTAATTGCTTCATCGGTATCCAAAGTGGATTCAATGTTGCAACCATCAATGCCACATCGCTTTGCCAAGCCATCTAATGCAGCTCGACGCGCTACCCCGCTAGTGGCACTTTCGTATGCGGGGAAGGTAACAGGCGCAACGTCAATGAGACCAACCTCTACAAGGGACCGTTGCGGATATCCCTCTTCAGTCAGATCCCATTCATCCTGTACCTTAAAGAATGTAAATGACGATTCGCGAACATCTCTGCGCTCTAGCAAATTAGCTAGGTCTCTCGCATAAGAAGTGTCCGGAAGTAATGCACGATAGTACAGACCATTAGCATCAACAGACATATCTAATGTGCCTGCCCCGCTACGCCCTAATACATACTGAGGATCATGATTCCACAGTGCACGGACATCGGCCTCTTTAACCGTTTTATTGAATGCAGTATTCTTTACCTTTTCTACGAAACCACCAAGGTTTCCGCTACGGCTTTCAAATACTGACGCATATCCTTCAACATAAATGCTCGAACCTTTGGCGCGTGCTTCCACTTCACCAGTGGTAGTGCGGCGCTCAAGTAGTCGGTTTTGAGCCATCCTGCTCTCCCTCCACAGTAGACGCCGCTTTAGTCACACGAGCATCTTGTTTTGCTTTCTTGAACATCTCTCGCATTTTCTCAATGGAGAGGTCTTTTACTGGTAATACATATACCTTACTCATTAGAGTGCTACCGCCTTTGCAATCGAGAACCATAGCTTCTTATTCTGAATGGCCTCAATCAATTGGTCGGAGTCTTCGGCCACAGTGGACACTGCTTCTTCAATCTCTTGCACTGCCTCATCTGTATCGTCATCAGTAATAATCGATACATATTGTGATCCAGCATCTAGATAAGGTTGTACTTGCTCCAGCCATCTAGCGAAATCAGCAAATCGAACATTTTCCATGTCCATGATTGCTACACTTCCTGGTTCCAACTGAATACCAGAAGATTCCAATACGCCAGCAATAAGCTGCATTTCAATCTCATCTGGAGTCAATGCCTGTAGGAATCGACTATCAGGATCAGCCACACCAGTATCAATGGAATCGGTAATTACGTCACAGTCGCAATGCGGATGAACAGGGACTCTTTTAGGATCATTGTTCATGGCACATTGTTGACAGATATTAGGTTTCTTGACAATGCGTCTTTCTACAGTAGACAGTCGAGACGCACGGGATTCGGTATCGTCACGCTGATCGAAAAACGATCCACTTAATACTTCGTCAAATACCATTATCCCTCCTTTGCCAAAATCATACCTGTCTGCTCCATTTCCAAGTGGACTTCATTACCTTTAACAGCAACATTGGTGATCTTAAATGTTCCAAGTCCTAAGTACTCTTGATCTCGATGAGTATCTTTGCCACCACTGATGTTTTGGATAGGAAGCATTTGTGCTTTATCTCCTACATTGACAGTAGTGATTACTTTAACAAACGGATCATTAGGTCCCTTTGCTCCGACATGATGCGTCGTGTACTCACGAGCAATTCTAGGACTTGCAGTGAATGAACTAACATTCAAGGTAGTCGATCCTGCTTTTCGGTACCCAGCAGCAATTGACTTAGCATCAGAACCACTAACAGTTACCCCCCGATAAAGCTTATCCGGTAAGATTTCCCGAGGAACTTCGCTTGAAGCTTTAAGAAACGCTTTTGCTCTTTCTGTTCCTGCTTTAGTCTGATATTTACCAGTGGCATTGACCGCTACAATTTCATTACGGAATTGTGCACTAGGTTCATGCTGAAAATCATGCGCAAACTTAGCAACAATCGCACCTTCTGGAGTAGAGGATAACTTAGCAATAGCTGCATCTCTTCTAGCAACAGAAAAACCTTCACCGGTCGGGCGTAAGGCTTGATATTGCTCATGGCTCAAGGATTCAGGCTTACCATTCTTTAGAGATACTTTAGGCTTACTGCTAGAGCCTCCTGCTTTGCTTGAGAATTTACCAGTTTTACCATCATGGTAAGGATTACCGTACCCGCCTTTAGGTCGTTTCTTTAATTTTGGTAAGGCACGACCTTCTTCAAATAGCGCCCGATTGATGGCTAGTTTACTAATTCGCTCTGCCAATTCTTCTTTGGACATTCCCTCGCCATCTTCAGTGAAGCCCATCATACTTTCCGCTAGGATCATAGGATTTGCTCCACTTCAATATTGACGGATTTACCTTTTTTGGTAACCCTGTTAATTTTAAATTTACCATTGACGATATGTTCATCGTCCATGATTCCGGCTCCAACAATGTCACCAATATCAGCTGACTTCTTTTTACCAACCATTCGCATTACTACTGCATGATCTCCAACAATACCTAGATTAGGAGCCTCACTCGCATATGCGAACACTTCAGCCGTATCTCTTTGTTTGGCCCAACTGGAAATATCAGTGTCGAATGTGTCTCCTGCTTTTGGCAGGTTCTCACCTTTCATTAGCATTCCTCGATAAAGAGGAGAACTATGGATAGGTGCAGCATCCATCCGTGCTTGAAGAATGTTTGCAGAATTCTTGATATCAGCGGCTAAATTCTTTTCCTTGTACTTACCAGGACTTCTAGTGCCATCCGGAAGATCTTGCGCGCCAGCTTGCAATAATGTGTATTGATGGCCCTTTGCAACATCGATACCTTCCAATGTTGGTCTGCCTGCCTTATTGTTACCTACTGCCTTAGTCACTTGCTTGTGTCCTGCGTAGGATTCAGACCATAGACCACCAGCGCGCTCTTCCATATTGGACGATGCTTGCCAGTGCTTACCGAATGGATAAGTGTCCGCACTAGACATAATCATCATGTCAGGATCACTCTTACCTTCGCTAACCGCTTGTGCTACTGACTTACCGGAACTTGCTTGGCTTCCGCTTACTGATAGATCTTTTGGGCTGGCACTGCCACCACCACCCTTGACAAACTGACCATTCTTTTTGGAATGGTTAGGATTGCCTCTCATGAACAGAGAGTGGAAACTCAATTCATTATTGTAAATCTCTTCAGCAGCCGCGCGTGACATACCAAGTTCGGTATAATCGATTCGATCCCATGATGAATAATCCACAATGGGAGGTGCTCCTCGGGTTTCAGCAAACCAGTCAATAAGGGCTTCAGCACCAATCATTGCTCGTGATTCTTCGTCATCATTTTCTGCTTTTAGCTCAGGAATACCTTCTGACTCCTGATCAAAATGGACAGTCTCAAACCATTCTTGTAGGAGTTCGGCCTCTTCTTCCGGAGAAATTACTTTTGATTCCATCATTATAGCCAACTCCCATCTTTAATCCATGGTGTGAATACTGTTGGGTTGATGTACGAATTCAGTGCCATTGATGGATCATTACCTAATTCTTGACTTACACGAGTCGCTACCTCTTTGCGAGCCTTAACGAATTCCTGCTTATTTGTAGGAGCAGGCACGTCCTTAATCTCGCGTAGCGCAACTGTGTTTGCATGAGTAGTTCGTAGATCCTTCAACAAGAATTCCTTTGGAACTCCGCCTTCACCATTCATGTACTTACGTACTCTGTCCTCATTGGTATCGAACAATTGCTCATCGCCACTCTTCTTAGCTTTTCGGCTACTTAACACACTTACAACCTTCGGGTCTTTGGTGTGAAGTTGGATATGTACACCGTCTTTTCCGGTGAAGTCGAGTGAAGCTCCCTTACCATCAGGATCAATTGTTACGTGCTTAGCCTTTAGGTTAGTCGCACCATGAGCCTGTGTTTTCGCACCACGATTCGCATTTGATCCAGGACGCATTCCCATTCTACGAATCAGAGTCAATGCTCCAGCATCGTCATTTGTTGCAGCGTCTCGATCAAGCGCACTGTCTAATTTGGACAGATGAGGATGAAGTTCTTCAATTCGCTTGAACTTAGCAGCAGCTTGTCGCTGTGTATGCTCCTTTGAATACCATGCCTGTCTACGTCCCTTTGCGTCACGTCCCAAAACCTGCAAATCAGCAGTTTCTAGATTATCGGCAATTTGAACATTAGTCCATGCTGGAGGAATTGAGCGACCGGTTACTTCCTTGAAATGCGCTTTTGACTCCGGTGTGGCTGGTGACATTCCATGTTTGGTAGCGAATTGACCATTAGACTTATCGTGGACATTGTTGATTCTCGATTCCTCTTCGCTCCAGAATTCATC